TTTTGCATAACTTCTCCACAATCACATCTAGGACCGTGTTCTGAGATTGAGTGGCTAACTTCGACTGTAATTCCACATTTTTGGCATTTGTAGTCATAAGTTGGCATCATTTATCCCAGGAATTCTTTAACCAACCTGTCTTGAGTGCTTCTGCAGGATTTGTTGTAATCCAAAAGTGGCACATATGACAAAGAGCTCTGCAATTGCTTTTATCCAAAATGTCTCCTCCTCTGGCTCTACTGAGTACTTCGTGAACTTCGCTTGATGGCTTTATGCCGCAGCGTTCGCAAAGTGGAAATTCTTCTAACATCTCTCCAACAAGTTTTCGTCTTTCGATGTATTTTTTTGCCATTTTCTTACTTCTAAATCTCATGTGTATTGACCTACACCTTCAGCGCTAAATTGTTGTCGAATTGCAGCTGATAATGATTGACCAATGGAGATTTGTGATCGAAGCGTGTTAATTCGCTCTTTTATTGCTCTTACTTGAGCTTCAGAGATCTCCATAGCGAGTCTAAGATCAGAACAAGCAAGAATTGCTTCTTGTCGTCTTACATCCATTGATCCATTAGATTCTAAGAAAGATCTTGCATATGCAACCTCATAAGATCCTTTAGCACGAACAGATTGGTCATCTAATGCCGCTATTTCTTCTGTTGCAGCGTCAAGCATACGAGAAAGTTCGCTAAGTCGCTTTACTACTTCGCTTTGATTAGGCAGCACGTTTGTTTCCTTTCTGTCGTTCTCTGCAAAGTGTGCAAAAGTGAGGTCTACCCATAAGCTTATCTAACGGATAGATAAATACCCATAAACCACATGATTCACATCTTTCAATTGATTCAGTCATTTATTTTACCTGCCAAGAATCTTTCAAAGCGAGTTAAACGCTCAGGAACGTTACCTTTAAGAATAGATCTTGCAATATGACTGATTTCACCAATACTATTCCCAGTCCACATTGGTTCGTAGTCTTTGAATGAACCATTGAAGTACGCTTTAATCCATTGAGCTTGAGGTATGTGTTCATCATAGATATGCATACTTCCTACGACATGAACGTACTGACCCATTTCAATGTCTAAAGCTTTTGCAATTGCTCCTTGTAAAGCAATAAACTGAGTCAAATCATATGGAAGACCTAGGAATACGTCATTGCTTCTCATGTTTGTTCTAGCAATTAGTTTATCATCTCTAATAAAGTACTGCAGATTTAATGTACATGGAACATCTTTAACATCGACATTTAGATCTTTGTTTGAGTCAAATATGGTTAGTACTGCTTGTCTGGTTGAGTAATCTTTCTTCAACTGATCAACCACTTTGTTTAGATTACCGTGAATACGTGGACCATAAGCACCATGAAGTATTCCATTATCCATAAACTTTCCAAAGACTTGACTGGTATCTGTCATTGCCTCTGGATCAGTAACTTGTCCAACAAGTTGTAATGCTTCTTTAATTCCAATGTTGTGATTAAGTTTACGGTTTTCCATAGATACAGGTATGTTCCATGGCTTCTCAATTTGTAAAGTCACATTAAGAAGTTCTCTAGTGACCATTCCACGAGGAGATATTGCTTCACCATGCTCAATTACATATTGAGTTGCTAACTCTAAAGCTTCGCTTGGATTTTCTGTAATTATATGCATTACCTGACCACCTCACTATGGATTATTGTTTTGTCTAAATATTTTACTTGTCTAAAAGCTTCTACAAATAAAGATCTTGAATGCAATACAGCATCAATTTCTAGTTCTTCACCTCGTCTTAACAATTCTTCAGCAATTGCATCTTCTGATCTTGTTAACAGGATCAACCTAGCTCCTAGTTTAGCAAGTTCCCAATTGCAATAATCAAATGTTGTTTCATCAAACAATGATACTCTTCCATAGATCTTTGGCCACACAACTTCACCTAAATGCCATCGATCTAGTACCATGTTGCTCGACTTTAATGGTCGAATGTATTCATCAACCCATAATCTAGATCTAGGTTGTTCAGCATGCAAATATTGTGCATTATATCGTTCAGTTAACTTTTGAGCGTAAGTTGTTTTGCCTGTTCCATCAGAACCTTCGATGATTGTAATCATCTAAACTCACCCCATTCTCTGAAACTATCAACTTGTGAATGGTCCATTATAACTGGTTTTACGTCACCTGCCACATTCCACAATAAAGTTGAAGGTGTTTTAGGTGCAGATGTTTTGTCCAACATAAATCTTTCTAGACCTTTGCAATCGTAGGTTGGAGCGGAGTTAATTTCTTCATTGATCTTGTCTGCATACTCAGCCTTTTCTCTGAAAGCTTTATGGTAAGTTGTAACGTCCGCTCTTCCGATCTCTCCTGGATGCAAGTTTCTTGCAACTGCAATTCCGTGGAAGGTTGCATTTGGCCAAGCAATTTGAAGAGTTCTCGTGAGAACTCCTGTACTAATAACTGATACAACATCTCTTGGTTCATCTCGATCTCCCCATTGTTGGATTGTAGATTTAACTCCAGCCGCAACGACTAAGGGATGATCTAAACCAAATGGCACAAATTGAGCATTATTTTGTTCTGCCCAATCTTTGGCATATTTGTTTAGAACTGGCATTGCTGCAATTCTTCGAAAGATCGGATTTGCTCCTCTTTCAATGCAAACTAACTGATGGTCACTGACTACTTTTGAGGAAGGCATAAACAATGTTAACTTTTTGTTATATTTCTTTGCAAGAGCAGCTAATGAAACTCCTGCCCAACCGACTCTTGGCTGTACATAAACCAAGTGATCTGATTCCATAGTTTTAACTAATAGATCTCCCCAACGACCTTTTGTGCCAACTCCAGTTACAGAATCGTCCCAAATCGTAGCACCATGAAATGTGCCTATATTTGGCGACTGTGTTTCATCTGTCCAATCACCAGCAAGTTCTAACCATTGATCTCTGTGCCGGTGTGAATACTTACTTGAAGAGTCTGTAGTGATCTTAAACATTTTTAGCCTCCAAGTGTTTGTGGTATGTCCAATGTTTTGCGTGGTTAGGAATTAAAGACTTGTTTGTCACTTGCCAAGGTTGTAGATGTTCGTAACCTTTTGGCACATAACATTCAACGTATCGGACATAGTCACATGCAACATCTTCTAGACTTAATCCTTTGCCTAGATTTCTTTCATAGTCACGTGGATCATAAGGAGATCTAAACTCATTGCAAATGACCTCCATTGCAGCATCTAGAAAGTCTTTTTGCTTGTAACCTTCGTTCTTAAACAATAAGTTCAAAGCTTTGATTGCATTGTTGCCATAGTTTACTTGACTCCATGGATCTATCAATGTAGGGAAATATTGAGCAACATCCATCACAAATGCTGTCATTACAAAATGGAAACACTTAAGACCTTGAGACTTGTGCCACTCATTGATCCAATCAACTCCATCTCTAATTGACATTGTCAATGGATTGTAAGACAAATGAGTATAAAAATCTTTAACTAAATGCGGCATATACTCTGAAATGTAAAGCTGAGATCCACGTGGATATTCTGCATTTGGCTTAGGGAATTGTGGAATCTGATTACCAATGCTTGTAAAGATTGGTCTACCAGTTTTCATCTCACTCAACACATAGTTTCTCATATGAATCATATTATCTGTTTTTAGAGCCATATCAGAAAGTATGCTGTTTCTAAATCCATGGTCATAACTGAATGAAGCACCTGATCCAGTGACTCTGTGAATCATAAATAGATAAAACCAATCCATTGTGTGCAACTTGTAACCATCAAAACGACTGTCAACTTGCCACTTCTTTGGATTGTTTGATCCGTACCAAATCTGCTGAATGGCATTGCTAAATCCAGCAAATTCACGATCTACCGTGTCGTAGATAGTAATGTGATGTTGCAATGGATCATCAACATGTAAGTCTTCAGAAGTATCACGACCGCTTTCACTTGCGATGTTTATATTTTGCAAGATGGCAGCTTTATCGTAGTACTTCTTAAAGTCTTCCCAATAAATGGTTTCAGTTATTTGCGGCATTGTTAACCAAATCCCATTCATAGAACTCAGGCGATAAATGGACTGATCCAGGCTTTTCCATATATGTTTTTGCATAGTCTTCTGGATCTATCATGTACCAATTAGTTGGCCATTCATGAACATTGTCAAACTGATATTTCATCTCGTTAGTCATGATCTGACGGACTCTGTCACGTGTAGGATGAGATCCATAAAAAGCTGTACCTTTATAAAATCCTGTTTTTGGAATCTTGCGACCCTCAAACTCAATTGGATAAGGTGCAGTAACTTCAAATGTGCCTATTTTTCCTTTTTGTTGCATATGTTCAAGGTGCATTCTAAGATTACTGATCAATCGACGTGCTGAACCTTCAGGATCAAGTTGTCTGCACAAATGATGTCTTATGTCTACGTTTCCTGCGTAAATAACCAAGTGTGGGACAAAGTAATCAGGAAGATAAGGTTCAACTCCTCGTTCGGTTAAACCATGAAGCGTTAAACCATCATGACGATAGACAACAGTGTTTGCTCTATATCTTGAAATTGAATGTGAGTCACCAATAACCACTCTTTGAATGTCTAAGACAAGATCTTCATGCTTGATAACTTCACATTTCATTAGATCACGAATCTTTGACCATTCTGCTTCTGTAAAGTCAAAATCAGTCTTTGCTGCACGTGGACGAAGAATTCTTTCGATATCACCGATAGGCATATCCAAAGCTTTAATCTTGGCAAGATCCATATCAAGAACTCTAGCAATTCTGTCTCGAGTCTCTTTTGTATAACCGCCAAATAGATTAAAAACTTCACCTTTGAACTCCATAGGACTTGATACTAACCATGTGTCTTCTTTAACAAGCTCATGATTGCCAAAAGCAATTTCAGATTTAGTGTTTAAAGCATCATCGACCATGCACTTTTGCATACGTGGCCAAGCAGATCTATGGCTAGCAATACGATCAGTGAAAGATGTTACTACATCATCTAGTACGTATTTCATTCTATGTGTTCACAAGCAATTGGAGTACAAAGAACGGCACCATCATCAAATGCTCGTCCACAAGTTTTGCACTTACCATCAACACCGTCATAGCCATTTAGCTGACGCTTGGCATTTTTATCTGCCTTTGCAAAGTAAAGATCAAGAATATCTTGTTCAGTTACTCCTGCAACTAGCATTAAATTAACCCAAAAATGCAGGACATCAATCATTTCTCCAGCAAAAGCTGCTCTGTTTAGATGCCTACTTGTCGCCCATGGTTTCCAACCGGTTTCATTCAATGCTTCATGCAGTTCATCTGTTAATGCCAAAGACATATTTCGAATGTAAGCTGCTCTTTCTTCTCCGTCTAAAGTAGATACATCTACTCCATAGGATTTTAACTGCAATTTTCTTTGATTGTCCAAAATCATTTGTAATGAACTCATTGTCTTACCTCCTGTTTCAATGAAATGTTAAAAGCTTTTGCCAATTCGGCAATTGAAGATAGATCGTAAATTGCTCCATCTATCAAATCAGAATACATAACATTTGCAATTCCATAACTGGCGATTACTTTTATGCATTCAGAACAAGGGTGATGAGTCACGTACAAATATCCACCCTTTGTTTGATCTGGTGTGCAATACCGCAATGCGTTCACCTCTGCGTGTATTACAAAACCACGCCTAGCGTCTCTATCTCCCCAAGGAATATC